GCCTCAAGGTCCCACTTCTTTGTAGCCTCGCGGTACAAAGATGGTCCTCTTTTTCCAAACAACGTTATCTCGAACAGAGTAACCATGAGATCCTAAAGAAGAAGACTCTTTAAAATATCTTGCGTATTCTTTTAAAGAAACACGAGATATAGAGCTCTCTAAAGAAGGACCCCACGGTCTCCGAACGAGATGGGAACTGATGGCAGCTTCAAAGTCTATGAACCGGAACCTTCGTGGAACCGGAACGTAGATATTTATGAAGAAGCCATCCCAACCATTTTTGCGACATAATGCCCATGATGATTCTTCATCGTGGACTACTGTCGAGATTGTGGTCGGTCCCCGTTGCTGAAAACGCTTCGGAAGCTGATAAACCAAGTCCTTCCAAACCTTCTTGAACTTCGGATTACGATTGTAACCGTCGCCAAGCCGATGAGAAAGGACTGTAATCTGGTTAACCAGCGACAGAGTGCCTTGATCATCTAAGTGCTCCTTCCAATAAATCGGAGTGACAGAATCGCCATTAAAAGCGTCCTGCCCACACGACTCACGAAAGTAGCCCTTAGCATACGACTTCAAAGGATTTACTGAGAAGCCGCATAACTCAAGAACCTCTACGATTGAGTCATAGGATTGCGTAGGCACGATGAGGTCATCTCCATAAACGGAGATATCTTCATCGATTGAACTACACAAGGACCAGAATAGGAGACTTTCAAGTTCGAAAGTATACCCATTCCCCATACTGGACCACTTCTCATAGGCTGACCATTTACCATCAAGGTAATACGCCGGACTACGAAGAGCAGCTAGTATGTCTGTCCACGGTTCTGGCAACAATGCCAGAACTACCTCCCGTGACACAGTGTCGGAAGCGGACGCTAAGTCAATGGTTGCGTACTTACCAGTACGAGACCCATAGATTGCGAAAGCTTGATTCGTGCCTTGATGGTCTAAGTCAACTCCAAAGAGCTTGAGTCGTTTTCTCAGAAAACTACCCATACCCTTTTGAAGAAACATATTCCAACGAGGCTCGACGGCGATCGGTCTATCTGTCTTAGCGTTCTTAGGGACAAATGTGACCGTGTTACCACGACGGATATCTATATCTAGAAGTCCGGTTTTAGGGTCACCCACAAAATGATACCCGAGTCGGGTTAAACCGACGAAAGTATTTAATAAGGGGTAGGCCCCAATGGTAACACCGCCCGGAGTTGACAATTTATTGTAAGCGGAAGTCATTCCACGAACAGTAGAACAGTCTGCCCCGGGGCCGAAGTCACAAAACTCCGTCCACTTAAAGAGATCATCTCCTAAAACCAAACCGATTTTTCTCCGAGCGGAAAATATTATCCGTTCGAAGCGAGGTAGAAGGTTTAACTTCATCTCGCGGTAAGGTTTCCAGAAGAGATTCGTTAAGCGGCAGGAGCCTTCGGCCTCTTCAAACTTCATCTTAGCAACTAACCTCTTATCTATACTTGTCGGTAACCATTTTGCCTTAGAAAGCAACTTGGTCGCCTGATGAGCAAGAAAGAAATCGTGGCTAGTGTTGAATGCCAGAGGATCAAGCTGAAGATTGGCGATTTCGTCCCACATCTTGTACTTAAGCATGATCGACACGCTTAAAGCACGTGGACAATCAAGAGCATGAAGAAGTTGCTGAGCAACTTCAACATGACGTCTAAGCTCGTGCTTATTCATCTAAGGCTCCAGAAAGGATGCGGAGTGTCAAGCCAATGACACCTAAGTAGCCATTAACGACTCGTTAGTTAAGCGAGAGGTTAAGAAGATACTTATTTATGAATGACGAAATACTCCACTATCCAATGCATCATGCAGAAGGATGAGTGAAGGTTTCCACGGCAGCTGTCACGATCGCATCGCCCATGAAGTCGATCAACATCGCCTTCAAGTCCTTGCGATTTTGGAGTGACGACCGATTCGGGAACACCATTTCAAAGTCTCCGATAACTTCGAAGGCTTTAGAAGGTGCTGGGGTAAAACCCAGATCGGTATCTCCGGACACTGTTTCCAGTGTTGGGAGAACTAATTTACCCAGAACGCGAACGGTGCCAGAAGCATTCTCTTTAACAGAGAGGCTAGCAACACCGGCGCCAACCGGGTAACCCGAATTAGTAGCATAGTCTTTCCAGACCGTAAGGTCAGGAGAAGACTGTGTGCTACCGAAAGACCGATTTACTGGTGTGCCAGCGGCATCGGTAAGAGTAAGAGTACTCATTTAGAGACCTCAAAGATTCCGACAGAAGTCAGAATATGGTTAAGAACTCTGAACCATCGAAACGTTCGCCGAAACGAACTCAGTCAATGGAAAAGTTCATAGTCTTTAACCTTAACGGTTAAAGGCCTGTGACAAAAGCGACAACGCATTTGCCACATGGGTTAGAGAGAAAGGATCTTTGAATCTAGGGGTAGGAGGATAGGGCCATGATGATAACGCAGCACGCGTAAACACCATAGCACTACCACTACCGACTCCACCAGTCCAAGTCGCGGAATAACCGGGATCTGCACTGTGGGAATCAGTCAACCTAGAGCTAAACCTTTGCTTGAGTTTCACTGACATATATCCGCGCTTAAAAACTAAGCCACGAGCATAGTCAAGATTCTCAAGAAATGTTCCGATAGGAATAAACCAATCCACAACAAAGGAATAGGGAAGAAGTTCCCATGCCAATGAAAGTGGGTTAGTTATGCCTAACTGGGATAGTGAAGACGCCAATTGGGAGTCAACACCATATACTAGTGCCGCATTACCTTTGGCACGGCGTTCATGAGCAGACCAGGAGATTTCTGGACCGTGAGCAAATGGTCTGGCCTTGCGTACCTTTTCAGGTAACTCATGGCTAGCACTTGCTTTAACGGTAAAGAGCTCACCCTGTTCGCCCCATGCTCGCCTAACAGTTTCACAACTGTTATATACGTCCTGAAGCAATGGTTTCCACCCATATTGATGGGCTAACCACCACTCCGGGACCCCGCCAAAATTCCTCTTGACTGAGGAAGATAGCGAACTGGTACCCAATAACTGCTGTGAAGCGCCTCGAAAGTTACCACGTCGAGCAGCTAAAACTGCACCGGCGATTCGGTTAGCCGTCGAAGCGACCATAGAAGCACATTGGGCCCGAGTTTCCAAGATCTCACCAAGATTGACACGATGCGATTGAATAGCCGAAATAAGCTTATTTGTAAGCTTACTTACGACAACATCGTTCGCCTCGGTCATACTGAAGTAAGAATCCGGAATCGGATTATATCCTAAACCGAAAGTGTCGCCCCAATCGCCCCAAAACGTGTCACCGTTTGATAGCACAGTGCCATCAACGGTGAGATTGTCTTGAGACCAAAGGAAAACACTTCGCAAGTATGGATTATCAGAATACGAGACAGGCCAATTCGGAGAATTCGAACCGTCCTTATCTTCGAAATGACCCCTGATGAAACAGGAGTCAGTTCCGTTGAATATGGAACCGTCAGAATTTCTACGATAATGGTTCTGGACCGTGATCGTCTGATCCATATGAATAGGAAAACCAGGTTTAGACATCCTTTACCTCCTCTAATATGGAAAAACCATACTAGAGTCCGAGTTAGGATAACTCGAAGAGTGAGTCAGGGTTGATAAGTCATCTTATCAAAACCTAGTATGGCTACCAAGCTATACGCAAGGTATTAACCCACCCGAGGGCCTCCGATTTC